GTTGCTCGCAAGATGGCAGAACTCACCGAGGAATGTTTAGTCCTTTCTACCGATCTTTTGGAACAATATGATAAAAAGACGGCAAAGAGGGTGGCAAGTTTAGAGAGCCAGATCGATACCTTTGAGGATATGCTTGGCACCTATATGATCAAATTATCTGCAAAGCCGCTCAGCGTCGCAGATAACCAGACCATTTCTACGATCCTGCATTGCAGTGGCAATTTTGAGCGGATCTCCGATCATGCCATGAATATCTGTGAAACGGCGCAGGCTATGAAAAAAAAGGAACTGGTATTTTCCGACAAGGCAAAGGAAGAATTGCAGATTTACATCCGCGCCCTGCAAAAGATCGTTTCTATGACCATGCAGGCATTTAATACAGACGATTATGAACTGGCAAAGCACGTAGAGCCTTTGGAGGACGTGATCGACGGTATCAACGACAAGGCAAAGAAGCATCATATCAAGCGCTTGCAGAAGGGCAAGTGTACGATCGCACTTTCCGTACCGTTTGAAGATCTGCTGACCAACTTTGAGCGTGTATCTGACCATTGTTCCAATGTTGCCGTATGTATGATCCAGACCAGGGATGATGTCTATGATACCCATGAGTATCTGGACACCCTCAAGGAGAACAACACACCGGAATTCCGTGCTATGTATGACGAGTACAAGGCAGAATATGGTCTATAAGGAATAGAATATGGCAAAAAAAGATTTAGAAGACATTATCCAAACAGCTAAAGCTGCAGGTGCAAATGTCAAAGTTGTTCAAGTTGGTTCAGCAGAAAATGAACCTGTAGAAAGACCAAAAATTCCATTATTTAAATTAGAAGTTGGAATCAAAAAAGAAGGTGATGAACTTAAAGTTATGCCAACTGATGATTGGTGTTTCTTAGGAAGTATTTTTCTAGAAATGGCACCAATTGATATTGACATTGAAAAGGTCAAAGAAATGTTTACACCAGCAAAAAATGCTTTCAATCATTGCTGTAATGAACTGAATAACTACATCCAAGAACAATATAAAGGGGCGTTAGAAGATGAAAAAGAAAGAATTAGAAGAAAGAGTTGCTGATATTGAGGGTTCAATCATGTGTATGGAGTGCAAGGATCATCTAGATAGTGATGATTATCTTCAACTTGGTTATCTCAATCAAGAATTAGCCAGTGCAAAAAAGGATCTGGAAAATGGCAATTACGAACTATGAGGAGTTTTTTCCTAACTGCAACATTGACTATGTAAAAGATGAAAAACATTGGCATAGTCTAAGAGGAAAAGGAATCGGTGGTTCTGATGCAGGAATTGTAATGAACGTAAACAATTACAAAACACCTTATGAATTGTGGGAGGAAAAGACAGGTGCTAAAAAGCCTGTATTTCAAACGAGTGAAGCAATCGAAAAAGGAAATGCATTGGAACCTATCCTCATTGAATTGTTCGGTGTCCTTTATAAAAACAAGTTTGAATTGATTGATACGAAAGATATCAGTCTGTCAAACAAGAAATATCCATTTTTAAGAGCTAATTTAGATGGGGCAATGATTGAGATTGCAACCAAAGAAAAATGGGGGTTGGAAATCAAATCAACAACTATTCAAAATGGTGCAATGTTAAAAGAATGGGCCAATGATCACATTCCAATATGCTACTACTTCCAAGTTTTGCATTACATGATCACAACAGGTCTTAGACATTTTGTCCTATATGCCATTCTTGATATTCCTTGGGCAAATAACGGCGCAGGAAAACAAGAAACAAGAGTTGTTTATCTACACTATGATGATTTAGTGCTAGACGCTAAATATCTATTTAAAACGGAATTGTGGTATTGGAATTTAATAAAAACTAAAACTCCACCTCCGTTTTTAGAAAACAGAAATAAGGAATTAAAAGAAGTCAATTAGAAAGGATTTGAGAAAATGCTATTTTGGAAAGCTATCATTTCTTTATTATCGATAGCAGTTACTTTACTTGAAATTTCGTGTTTGCTTAACAGCGCATATAAAACTATCACAGATAAGCGTATTTCCAAACATGAAAATATAGAGCTGGTAATTACAACTATCATATTTGTTTGTTTATTTGTTTGTTGGTGCTATGCGATAAGTAAGTAAACTATTCAAATCCAATTACCACTTAATGCAAAAAAAGTCAATTAGAAAGGAGAACCTATATGAATGAACTATTAAAAGTAAATTATGACAATGACCGCATTACATTGTCTGCAAGAGAACTTCATAAGTTTTTAGGAGTTACTGAAAGATTTGGAAATTGGTTTGAACGTATGAACCAATATGGATTTCAAGAAAGCATTGATTATTTAGGGCGTAAAGTTTTTAACACCCAAGCTCATCAAGAACTTCAAGATTATGAAATCACTCTCGACATGGCAAAAGAAATTGCAATGATCCAACGCAGTGATAAGGGTAAGGAAGTTAGACAATACTTCTTGGAACTAGAAAGAAGATGGAACAGTCCTGAAGCTGTAATGAATAGAGCACTTGAGTATTCAAGAAAACAAGTAAAAGCTTTGATGGAAGAAAAACAAGGCTTGATTAAAGAAAATAATCAATTGAAGCCTAAAGCTCTATTTGCTGATGCAGTAAGTGCCAGCAATGAATCAATCTTGATTGGTCAGTTGGCAAAGCTTATCAGACAAAATGGCTATGAGATTGGTCAAAATCGTTTGTTTGAGTGGATGAGAGAAAACGAATATCTAATTAAAAAGGGTGAACGTTACAATCAGCCAACACAAAAATCAATGGATCTTGGATTGTTTGAAGTCAAAGAAAGAACAATTACTAATCCAGATGGAAGTACAAGGATTACATTGACTACTAAAGTAACAGGTAAAGGTCAAGTGTATTTCATAAATAAGTTTTTATCGTAGAAGGGAGAAAAAAGAAAATGAATGAGTTTCAAACAGGGCTACTCAATGAATTGGTAGCTGTAAAAATTACAACCAAAGAAGAATTTGATAAAGTTATCAACTTCTTATCAATCAATAACTGCTTTCTTGTGAATGGAGAACCAGTTGTCAAACTAACATATCCAGGAGATAAAGCATTTGTCATTTTAAAACAAGACAATGCAATCTTCTGGCAACCAGCTAATCAAGTGTTAGATGAACGTTATAAAGTTGTCAACGTCATCGAATTCTTTAGACCAACTGAAGAAGAAAAGGTAGTTGAAGCAAAAGCTGAAGTTATTGAAGAACACGTTGACATTGATGAAAAACACCTTTCATTAGAAGTTCAAAAAAGACCAGCAAATGAAGCGATTGTTTCAAATATTGATGAAATGGTCAAATTGATTCCAGCAATTGAAGCTAAAAAAGGTGTGGTTGTAGATGAAAAGAACTACAAAGATTTTGTTAAAGCTAAAACTGGAATGGTTCCATTATATCGTTCGTATGCTAAAAAATTAGAAACTGAAAGAAAAGCAGTCAAAAAAGCATACATTGAGCCTTATCAAGAATTTGAAGCAAAGGTAAATAAAGTTGTTAAAGCTTTAAATGATACTGCAAGTGTTGTGGCTGAAAATGTGGATGTATTTGTTCAAAAGCAAAAAGAAGCTCTTAGAAAAGAACGTCAAGCAGCTATTGATCAACTAAAAGAAGTATTGATTTCTAGAAAGATGATTTCAAAGGAATATGCTGATCAGTTCGTTTTTGATGAAAAATGGCTTAATGCTTCAACATCCAAAAAGAAATTTGAAGAACAAGTTGAAGCACAATTCAATGCTTTAATGGAAAAAGAAAAGAATGACAAATTGAATTTAGAAATGGTTGAAAAAACAATCATCAATTCATGCTTGATTGCTAATATTGATGAAAAACTCATTTCAAGAGAAAAGTATCAAGTGCTTTTAGCAACTGAAGGACTTCCTAAAGTGACTGAAATGATCAGCGATGAAGTTGACAACATCAAAAAGCAATCGCAAGCGGTTGCTCAACAAAAAGAAGCAGAACTTCAACACCAAAAGGAAGAGTTTGAAAAGAAACAAAAAGAAGCAGAACTTCAACACCAAAAAGAGTTGGAAGCAGTCAAAAAACAAGTTTCTCAAACAGTTGAAAATCAACCTAAATACACACCAATCAAGCGTGGTGATGAAACGATTGCTAACGTAAATGATAAGTATATCGTTACTGAAATCAAGCAAACGCCTGAAAAGTTCCAAGGCAGAACATGGAAGAAAACGTTTGAGTTTGAGGGTGATTTAGGAGCTCTTCAAATGTTGAATAGATACATGGATGTAATCAAAAACATCAATCCAACATTCAATTTCGGTGAAGTGAAATTAACTGAAAAAGAATTAAGTGATCCTCAAACAGGAGTGGTCAATAAATATAACGTTAAAGAAATCAATTAAAGAAAGTTATGAGGTGAAATTATGAATAAGGTTTATTTAGATAAGAATGGAAAATTATTCGTTAATGGTCATGAAATTAAGGGAGTTATGTCCGTTTCATCAGAAACAGATTATCTAGGTACACAAATAGTTTTAAAGTTTGAAGGTGATTACAAATGCGATTTTATTTCATCAAGAAAAGGACATTCATTATCTGAACGTCCTAAGGAATAAACTTAGCGATAAAATCTGTAAGTTCTATCAAACCATTTTTAAATCTTTTTTCCATATAAATAATAGCATTATTTGTGAGAAGGAAGTCGCCACTTACCCACTCCTTAACAAAGCCAATGGATTTTAATTCATCTAGAATGTCGCCAACATCTTCGATATTAAAATCTAAAATATATGGTTCTCGTTGCTCAAAGTTATTTTTAAATTGTTTTGATCTGTCTAACGAATAACCTTGAGCACGCCTTTCTAGAAATGTTTTATATGTAGAACATAAGAATTTATCAGCTAATTTTGTTAGCACTACTGACACTGTTTCACCTCACTTTCGAGGTAAATTATAACACTAAACAAAAGGAGAAAATAAATTATGGCAGTACAAAGCATGGTACAACAAGCAAATGAAGTAAGAGAAAATAAAGTAACAACAATCAAAACAGATACAGGAGAAATCAAGCTATCTTCTAAAATCGTAAAGGCTTATTTGGTCGCTGGAGGAGGTAATGTAAGTGATCAAGAAGTCAAACTATTCATTGCATTATGTTCAGCGCAAAAATTAAATCCATTTATTAAAGAAGCACACTTAATCAAATATGGTAGTTCACCAGCAACAATGGTCGTTTCTAAAGATGTATATCAAAAAAGAGCAGATAAACATCCAGAATATCAAGGAAAGAAAGCAGGAATCATTGTTTTAACTGCTGAAGGTAAGATTGATTATCGTGTTGGTACATTCTATATTCCATCAAGAGAAGAACTTGTGGGCGGATGGTGCGAAGTCTATAGAAAAGACAGAGAACCTGAACGTGTAGAAGTATCACTTGATGAATATGTTGGTAAAAAGAAAGATGGAACAGTTAACGCTCAATGGAGTGGTAAACCAGCAACAATGATTAGAAAAGTTGCAGTTGCTCAATGTTTAAGGGAAGCTTTTACATCAGAATTCCAAGGAATGTATGTTCCTGAAGAAATTGGTGTCGAAGATACGACAAACAACTTTGTTGTAGAAGAAACTCCTCAAGTGCATCAAGCAATTGAAGCAACTACTGCACCAACAATGCAAGACATCATCAATGAGGAAAAACAAGCTGAACCAGTTCCAGTTGATGACTTTGACCCAATGTCAATGTAGGAGGTAACAAGATGCAAGAAGAATACGTTATACTTCCTCGATCATTTACAAACACGAAAGCCTATAGAGATACCTATTCTCTATGGACTTTCACTTATCTATTGTTCAATTGTGATAATGATGGGCATCTAGAATTGAACATTAGAAATCTAGACTTGCCAATCAGTGAAAATAAATTCAAAGTATCATTGAAGAAGTTATATGATGAAGGATTGATTTATGGTGATACACAAGGAAATCATAGAGAGATCTATATAAGTGATTATCAAGAAAAGTATGTAAAATAAGAGGTTTAATCAATGGCTGAAAAAGAGGTAAAGAAAGGGTACACAGGATTTTCAAACGAGCTGGTGAATGATCCTATTATTAAAAATTCAAAAGCATGGACGCTGTTTTCTTATTGCCTCTTTAAGGCTTATTTTGATGATAAGTATGGAGAGGCAGGAACCTTTACAACCACACAAATAGAAATGAGAAAGAATTTGAATTGGGACAATAAAACCTTAAAAAAATTTATGGAATTCCTAAAAAACAAAGGTTATATAGATTATAAAACA